AAGTATGCAACCATGCGTCGCACCGTCACAAGACTCACCGGTTCACGCTTCGCCAGTTGATTCGCACGCGCCAAGCCGACCGGAGTCATACCGCGTTGTGATTCGGGCTTTGTCGCACGCACATCGAGCGCTCTTTGTGCATTGTCTGCGACGGCTTGCGGTGCGATAAATGTGTCGGCCATCAAAGCGCCTCCATTGCTTTCTGTACGATGAAGTTCAGGTCACCCGATGCGCTCACTTGTTCCGCTGCGTTGGCCGCTGTGTTCCATCGTCCTTGATGAATTGGCGCTTGTTGGTCACCGACAACATACGGAGCGTAAGACGCTGCCGAAGTCAGAAGCGCTTCGTCACCGCTTAGCGTGATGCTGTACGACCGGTTAAGCGTCTCGGAACCGCGAAGCCCGCCGCCCGTGCCACGCTTGTACGGAACGGTTATTTCACCACGGCTAATTGCGGCCATCACGAAGCGCCTTTGCTTTACGCTCACGAACTTCATGGCGCCGCGTGCTGGTGGTGGTGGCTTGTCTTCGTTCAGTCGCGCTTGTACCTGCGTTGCATACGCCAGTGTGACCGTGCGTATCATCTCGCCAATCTGCGCCTCGCCAATGCGGCCCGCTATCTCTACAGTGATTCGACTCGCCATCAGCGCACCAACCGCAAAGTTGTGTCGCATCGACAATTGACGTGAGCCGGTGCGCCGTCCGGGTATTCACTTCCCCAATCAGTTTCGGTTTTACCGTTAAGCGGTGAGCAAATAGGACACACTAGCTCGTCCGCGTCGGTATTCCACACACGAATCATCTGTATTCCTCGCTGACCGAGGTAGTCTTTGTAATTTGTCGTTGCCTGCGATGCGGCCCGCGTTGTCTCTGTGATGGCGATCATCTTTGCGCGCATAGGGTCGCTCAGTGGCAATACCGCAGCTTGTAAGTCCTGTATGGTCATTCCCGGTGTTGTGCGGAACGTCTCGATGATTGGCTTGATGCGATCGGCCGTCGTCTGGTCAATCTTATCCGTTGTCTTTGGCACGTAGTCGCCGAGCCAATCTTGTATGTAGCGTTGTTGACTGTCGGTCTCGACCGGGATACTGAATTGTGTACCGAGTCGGTCCAATCGCTTGCCCATGGTCGTGCCAAGTTCGGTATCGAGGACGGGCTTGATGACTTCGCGCAGAGATGTCTCAGGTGTGTCGCTGTTGTAGATATCCTTTGCCCACTGTTCACCCTTTGCGCGCATCTCTTTGATGATGCGGTTATAGATGCGCAGTTCATCCGGTGTCATATCGTCGACCGGTGCTTTGATGGCGTTGACAATGTCGTGTACTTCAGCGACGGTCATACCCTTGTAGCATCTCGCCATCACTGCGATGACCTCTTCAGCGGTTATCAGCGCAGAATCAAACGAGGTTCTTGGGTCTCGTCCGCTCTTAATCCTACGCTCGACTTTTTTTGAGAGTAGCGCCCACTCTGCGGTCTTTGCTTCCGCGTCGGCTGGTATCTCGACTACTTCCGGAGTAGTCAGCGCCGGCTCGGTGTCTTGCAATGGTTCGCTTGGTGCGTCCGGTGTTGGTGCCGGTGCTTCGTCGGCTGGCCAGTACTCATCCAAGTTGTCGATACCGAGTAGCATCGCCGCCGACCGCGCCGGAATTCCACCTTGCACGTACTGAAGGAATGAACCAGCCCGCGCTGCCTCGTCCGCTTGGAATACGTCCATCATCTCAGGGTTGAACTTAAATTCGTACTTTAGCGGGTTGAGTAGTTGGCTATTAATAACCGCTTCGTACATGTTGAGCCGCGGAACGATGGTTTCACGCCAGAAGCTTTGCCGGTCGGAGTCCGCCGTTGCAAAGTTCGCCGCCGATGCTTCGAGCATGGTACGCGGTACGCCCAGCGTCGCCGCCACGGCCGTAATGGTCCGCTCGGATAACTCCGGCATTTGCATCGTGTCGATGTTTGGCGTTAACTGCGTAACCTTCAGATCGGGACTGCGTAAGAACAGGTATTTGAACGCGTTGAGAATACCGCCGCCGGCTTTTGCGTTGATGTCGGCACTGAAGCGCTCAACCTCTGCGGTGTCGGTGTATTCGGGAAGGTTCATCACCGTCACCGGCTGCGCGCCACCTTGAAAGAACGCCGTGGCGAATGCGGTCAGGTAATGCGATAACTGCGCATTTTGCAAAGCGACCGCCGCCGGTGCTAAGCCCGGGCCGACGTCCTCGATGAACGAAGGTTCGCGGAAGTACACAATATCGTCCATCGTCCATGGGCCGTAGAGCCGACCGTTTAACGTCTGCGACCACGTCATCCCGCGATACGGTTCGTAGATGTCCGCTTTGCTTTGGTCAAAGAACCACGTCGTATTTGCCGCGTTCAATGAAATAAAGCCAGTCAGCGTGCGCCCTTTGACGACACGGAGCCAATACGCTGCGCCGAAGATGAGTAGATTGCGCTCGGTGTCTTTGATGAGCTGGGGAAGATTCATCTGCCACGGCCAGTCCACCGGTTCACCATTGCGGGTCAGTTGGAACGGCACCGAGGATAGCGCGTCGGCTCGAAGGTTCACCGCACGATACAACATCGGCACCATGCGGTATGCATCCGCAGGTGAGTAAAGCTTCCCGCTTCGGTTCATCGTGTCGAGCCACCCGTTGGGATACTGAATAGGCATTAAGCGAAACTCCATTCTATCTTTGGCGTGCTCAGCATACCGACCGCGCCGCTCACTGCGTCCACGTAGTCGTCATGCGGTGCGCTTGGAAATGCGACGACTTCATCTATAAAATCACGAGCCCACGCACCGGCAACGATGCGCACTGCGCCCGCTTCCGCTCGTCCGGCCCATGGCATCGCCCGTTGTACTTTGTCGCCCTTCACATCGATACCGCGAAACGGCACCGACGCCAACTCCGGAACTCTGCGCAGTTCTTGAACCGCCGCTAAGCCGTTCATGGCTTTTTCGATGCCGTGCGTCGTGTTCTCTTCGCTGCGCATCGTCGATATCATCACGCGTCGCACGTCGGGCCACTCTGCGCGCATGTGGATACCGTCGGCTATGTAGAGTACCCCTTCGTGCAAACAACACCGCACGGAGGCAGTATAGTCCGCTGATTGCTTCGTACTCGTTGCTAAGTCCCAATACCGGAACCACTTCGCGCCGTGCGGTCTGATGTCGCCGACTCGAAGCCACTCACGACGGAACAAAGCGCCGATAGGGTCGGTGAATTCGCCGTCAACTTCTTGGCGATACATCTCAGAAGTCATCGACTGTTTCAACGTCGACACGAAGGTGTCATCGAGGAATGTGTTGTCGGTCGTCTTACTTCGGATCGTGGCGTAGTCGCGATGGTCGCCAGTGAACAACTCGTAGACCCAATCTTTGCCGCGTGGCGTGGTCGACATCCAAGCCCGACCCGGTGCTTCGCGCAATGTCGCAATACTCAGCGGCCATATCTCTGCATCCATCATAGCCACCTCGTCAAGCCAAAGCCACCCCGCATTGGCGCCACGCAGTCGGTCGGGGTTGTCAGCACTGCGGAATATGATGCGTCGGTCGCCAATCAAGCGAAGTTCCATCTCTGACTTGTTCCACGCGGTGACGATGCCTGCCTTCGCGGTCAACTTAAGAATGGTCTCCATTGCGCCAAGCCGAAGCATTGGGTAGGTCGGAGCAACGACCAATCCCGTGGTGCCCTTCGGTTGGCGCAGTGCTTCCACCGCTCCGGCCCGGGTCTTGCCTGAGCCACGACCGCCGACGAATAGCCGGAACCGTGCGTCACTCGCCCAGAATGCCCTTTGGGGTGACGTCTGCGAGCTGTGCCGGATCGTCGGCGCTGAGGTCGATGGCGTAGTCGCTTGGCGTGTTGGTGTTAACGACATGATGATTGTCTCGGTATTTCCAAGGTCGAAGCCCCTTCAATAGGAATATCAGAAGAACATCACTGCCGGCTTTTGCGCGATCTCGTGCAATGCTTTCGAGTTCGTCGGCACCGTCTTCCTGTGCGTCGTCGATGGCCTGTCGAAACTCATCATCGACGTCGCGCAGCTTGTAAACTGCGCGACGCGATACGCCGGCAATGGTCAGCGCTTGGCTAATGTTGCCGGTCTTCGAATACGCACGTAAGAACGGAACACACCAAAGCGGACGACCGGGCAGATTGTATTCGCCCTCTTTGCGCTTGGCGATGGTCACCCGATTTTCTCCGAAGAGATGAACCGAAGCGCCACGTTGAGAATAGCCAACGCATCCGCCA